GTGCAGCTCTCGCTGATGATCCGGGACATATGCGGCGCGGTCAACTCGTCCGAAGTGAAATCCTGAATCTCCGGGACGTACTCAAACGTCGTCCCGGCTGCGGTCATTCCAAGGTGGATTGCGTTTGGGTTTGCGGTAGTTTCAGGTGTACCGCTTTCGAGCGTCATTCGACTCGATGCAGCCGGGACAGCCACGTCAAGCCATATGTCCGACGGCCCGAGAATGATTTGATTTGCGTTATAGTTTTTTGTTGATGCAGCCATTTACTTTTTTTCCTTCGATTTAACCAACTCCAGAAATGGCGTTGGATCGAGATCGGGCCGATAATCCCGCCGTTCCGCAGCCGCGACAAAATAACCCAGTTCCGTTGCCAGTCGGCAGTATGTCTCCTCGCCCAAAGCCTTGTGAGTCCACGGCAGGGGCGGCAGGTTCATTGATTTTGCTTTTTCGTATGCGTTCATAACTTATGCTCCTTAGCGTTCTAACATTTGAACAACCAAAACTATTCGACCGTCGAGTCTGTACATTGTGTCGCCCTGCCGTAGCACCCCGTATTGATGCTCAGTGACCTCCCAGATAGGCTCACTGACAAGGGCTGTCGTATTGGCCCCAAGAAGATCTGCAACGGTCATTGTTCGCAATACTCGATCGACGGCCAGCATATACTTGAGAATTGTGCGCTGGATCGTGTAAGCGTCTTTCCCGTCGATGGCGATGTCGATAAACATCTCACACCGGCCCCGGATGTGGCTGTCGTCGTCACTCTGTTCAAGTGCTTCTGACGATGGCGTCACAAATAGAGCAGGGAAATTCAGCACCACCGGAGTAGGTGTGCGGTAATCGGTAAAGTTGGTTAGCCCCGCTTCGATCTCTGCCAGTGCGGTCGCGGTCGATGCCTCGAGGTATGCTTGCACGTTGTCGATGAGCCTGTGCAGGAACTGCGCCGAATACCTGGTAGTCGTGTATGCCATTATGCGGCCCCCGGTGTCGTGCGCGATCTGCCACGTGTGGCAAAGCCTGCGTCACGTGCGCCACGTTCCACGAAGCGATAGAGGCGGCTGACCATCCTGTCAATGTCTCTCTGAGTCGGCGCGAACACTGGACGCTGCGCCAGTCGTGAAGTTCCACGCTGATGATATTTTGCGTAGGGTACAGCCGTCCCGAGGGTCAGCGATCGCGGCTGCTCATCGTTGATAATGTCAGCACCAAACCCACCCAGCGTCAGCGATCGAAACAGGCGGCCAGTCCGGACAAGTATTGGCTTGCCGGGATACTTCTTTGCCTTCCACTTCGCGTAATTGGCTGATAGCGGTTGCCACTTCTGCCCACCACGCGCGCCCTCAGATTCAAAATGCTCGACGTTTGCGCGCACCCAGTACATGCGGATCTCTGGCCAGACCTCGCGAAAATCTTTGATGGAGTCGTCAAGCGTTTTGAACGCGCGCGTCGATCGCTCGAGGCCATCAATCGTTACACTCAGTTTCACTCAACACCTCCTCTCCTTCGATCATTGCCCGTAACAGATCACCGATCTCTGGATCACCTGCTGGAATCATCGTTGCATCGTCTCCGTTGTCGTCTTCACGTCGTGCCACGTTGTCTCCTATGCGAACATCCCACGCCCTGCGCGATAGCTATCTGCTACGGCCTGCGCTCTCGGTGTCAGCGGCTGATTGATCACGGCCACGCCATCAATGGCCACCGCGCGCGCGAAGCCTTGATCCTTCGATCGCCAGATATTTGCAACGATCTCGAGTGTGGCTTCCTCAACCTCGGCCGGTACTGAATCCCAGCCCCATTTAGCGGTGACGCCAACCCGGATACCGGCAGGCCATCCGATGTAATCCACCTGGTTGCTGAACTCGGCAAAGAAGAAGTCCCGCCGCTCATTCAACGCAGGGTAGCTCGAGTAATTGTCACCGTACCTGCGCGTCAAAAAAAACTCACCCGGTGTATTCTGTCGGTTGCGTTCATAGGGATTGAGCGCGATCCAATTCAATTCCGCAAACCCTGTCGGCATTGTCACCGTCGGCGCGACTGCGGACATGTACGGATCGACTTTAAGAAAGTCCGTGCCATCTCCCCAGAAATAACGCAGCGTCGCAGTTTGGCCGGGATTGCCCTTACTGAAATATCCGTCACTCTGCGAAGCGGCCATATCGAACAGCCTGCTCGCGCGCGTAACGATCCGCACCAGCACGTCTTCGTCGGCATCCTGCGACTGGTAGACGTATGCGCGAACTTGATCGAGCGTTGTGTAATCGCTACTTGCCACGCCTCACCTCCTGCGGGGGACGGTTGAGTTTCTTATTCCATCGTTCGTGAATTGGCTTTTCGTCGCCTTCGTAAATCACGGCAATGCCACGCTGGATCAGTAGCAGAGCCACACCTGGAGCCGGATCGATTATCTGGCCCGGCGATGCCAGACCGTACGCTTTCAACATCCTGATCTTCACTTGCATTCCTCCGGTTTGCCTTTTTCCGTCCAGTCTGACAGGTACTGGTGTTTGATTTGCCAGTCACTCGTGGGCCACGTGGAGACCACCTGAATATGGCCTATTTTGATGTGGTTGGCCTGATAGATCTTATGGCCAGCGGCTTTGAATTTCTTCCAGAAATAGATGTCGGCATCGACCTTGCAATCCGGCCCTTCGTCCGTCCAATCACCCTCGCTGTTTGGCTGACTCCACAGCCACGGCTTGGGCACGTCACGCAATGCCGCCAGCTTGATAAGCGTCATCCCAAAATGACCTGTTTCAATAGGAGTCAGATCCTGCTCGAACTCGTCAATGTCCACCTGTCGCCGGATGTTGCCATGCGCGTCTTTCATTGAGAACAAAAACTGCTCACCGTTGCGCCGCACTTGTACCGGGACGATCGCGTCAGCCTCCGGATACTGCGCCGCCAGCGTCAAAAGCTCCTTCACATCATCCGCATCGAAAAGCGTGTCGTAGTCGAGAGCGATAACCCAGTCTGTACCGTTCTCCACAAGCACCGACAATCCGCGCTGGATGCCCTGCTCCCAGAACGCGCCCCCAAATTTGAAGAGCGGGATGTTGAATTCTGGCGTTCTGAGAGCCTGCCAGGCACTGCCCCAATGATCGTTCCATCCCAATCGCGGGACAGACATCAGGGCCGCGACACGTGCGTTGACCTCCACCCGTGTAGATGGCGCGAGGTTGCCCGTCAGTGGCTTTTTGCCTTGCAGGTTGAGGCTTACTGGCAGTGAGGCGCAGTCTTCAATCTCAGACTGCCAGCGCGTAATGTCAGTCAATCCGAAGTACCGCATCAGATCGCGCAGCTTGCGTTCCGTGTACAGACTCTTGTGAAAGTCGTTGTCGTCCGACTGACCGCCCATCAGATATGACTCGATGGGGATCTCGTCGGATCTGTGCTGAACAATGTAGTCAAAATCAGGTACGGCAATTTTTAACACGCCACCAGGTTGCAGCACTCGTACCCATTCCGCGATTACGTCTACGGCCTCGCGATGGCCGAAATGTTCGAGGATGTGCGATGCGCGCACCTCCTCAACAGAGTCGTCCGCAAAGTCAGGAAGGGGGAAAGCCTCCTGACCATTCAGACGGTCGATGTTGGTGAACCCAGCGATTTTTTGTAAGCCTCCGCCAAGATTCAGTTTCACGTTAGATCTCCTTGACCACGTTGCTTCCGTAACCCGACGTGGACGCTGGATCACTTCCTGACCGATCAGCGTAGGCAATCGCGCTGACCGGGATGTTGGAGTTCGTGCTGCCTGATGTAGGCGTCACGGCCAAACGCAGATACCGCTTGCGATTGCCGTTGCTTCGATTAACAAAAAACCGCACCGACTCCGACGCGCCGACCGCAGCCGCGCCCGTTGAAAGCGCGGTGATCTCGCTGAAGTTGGTCACGACGGTGTCATCAGACTCAAAAATTTTGATTGAGCTTGGAGCTGTACCCGCACCCGCGAGCGCGCCCAGGGACACGACGATCTCCACATCCCCGTGGCCCTTGCAGTCAAAGTTGGCCGTCGCGGTCGCACCCTGCGTTATGGTCGCCGGTGCTATCAAGACGGTTGATATCAGGTTCTTTTGATTTTTCATATTGGATCACCTCCCTTAAGCGGCCGCGGTAATAAGTCCG